CCCTGATCACCCGGTCCTCGCGCCGGTCGGTGTTCCGGGGGAGCTGCTGTCGTTCTGGCTCCACCGCGCCACCTCACTGCCCGGCTGCCGCTTTCAGGCGCTCCAAGTGCTCCTCGCGCAGTTGAGCGATCCGGTCCCGGAGCATCACCACCGCCCCCATCACGCCCGCCTGCCACGCCAACGCACCATGATCGCTCGCCCTGGCCGGGTCGCTAAACTGATTGGCCGCCGATGTATTCAATTCCTCAAACACCTTCTCCACGCTCGCCCAGCGCGCGTCCGCCGCCAATTGGGCAATGTTCGCCGCGTCCCGTTCCGTGATCTCGATTTTCATAGTCTGCCTTTCACGCCCCCAGTTTTCCGATGATCGCGTTTTGCTGCTGCTGGAGTTGAAACTCAAGCTGCTTCACCCGCTTCTCCACCAGCGCCGCAAACTCTTTGTCCTGCGCCAACCGCGCCTGCACGCTGGGGCTTTGCGCGATCTGCTGGAGGCGCCGCAACCGCAGCCCGTACGCCTGGCCTGGCCGCACGTCCGCCCCCACGTAGGCCGACAGCTTGGCGAACACCGCATCCTCATCGTCAATCTCCGCCTGCGTCGCCGCCTCGGCTGGACGCAATACCATCTCCGAGAGTTTCGGATCCAAATAGTTCAACGCCACGCGCATCAACGCCGTCCGGTCCACAATCCCGGCGGCGTCTAACTGGATGATGGTGCTAATGAGGCCGATTTTCTCCTTCATCAACTCCACGTCCATCCGGTCGGGGTCGAAGTAAATCTGCACATCGAAACTTCCCCGGATGTCTTCCGGTTTCACTGCCAGCGGCGTCGCCTGCTCGCTGCCGGCCACGCGCACGTAGGTCTCCCTGGTCAAAAACTGCTGGCAAAGCTGGAACATCAACTTGTACACCTGCCGCCACGAACGCAGCCACCGCGCCGCCAGCGCCCGGCGGCGCACCATCGCCTGGCTGTCCCCCGCCGCCTGCGGTTTTCCAAAGTACCGGTCGCAGAACTGCAACACCGTTTCCTCCAAGGCCCGCTCGTCCACGTTGTAGTTCGGGCCCTGTGCGTACTCGTAATCCCCCTGATGTACCCGCGGCACCCGCACCCCAGGCCCCCAGTTGCTCGGACGCCGGCCCGGCGGATGAAACAAAGGAGGGACGGTGGTCAAGTAATTGCGATCCGTCCGCAAGTCCCACGATGCCTTGTACTGCCGCTGCCACGTGTGCGCGATTTGACCGTAACCCCGGCTATCCTCGATGCGCCGGTTCAATCTCTCGCGCGTGAACACCACAAACGGCATCGCCTGCACCGCGTATCCCAGTGGCTCCTCCAGCGCCACCCCGTCCTCCATCCCCAATTCCGGCGCAAACGTCGTCACCCACAGTTCCGGCGCCCCGCCGCCCGTCTTCCAATGAACCGCCGTCACGACCTCCAGCAGGCCCGACGCCGGACTCTGTTCGTTGGGTTGTCCGGGCGTGGTCGGGGCCGCCGGCAACCCGGCGATCGCCGACGAAAGCCGCTCTGCTGCTCGATCCAAAAACGCCTCGCTCCAGCCGTAGTCGTGGCCCTCGGTGGCTATCTGGTCCGCCGTAAACCATTGCCGCACGAACACGGCCGGCGCCTTCTGCACGTCCGTCGTTCCCGGCGGCGCCAGGAAATCGTCGCCCCAAGCATACACCTGAACCTCTGGCCCTTCGCGCGTGATCACTTCGCGCGTAAACTGCCCCTCCCCCTTTTCGCGCAGTTCGCGCACGAGCCGCCGCGCCGCCTGCGCGCCCTCTGGCGCCTCGTCCCCTAGCGCGTCCACCAACGCCGCCGCCGCCTCCTCCTCCCGCGCCTCGTTCAGAATCAACTCCGGCAGCGCCGCGCTCCCGCTCTCCTGCCCGCCCATGCTCCGGGCGGCCTGCAACACCGCCTCCATCGTCACCACCCGGCGCTCGATCCGCCGTTCCCGCTTCCAGAACACGCCCGCCACCGCCTTGCCCGTGCTCAGCATGTAATCGGCCGCCAGTTCCCGCTCGTCGGGTAAACCCGCAATCTGCTCCGAGACCATCCACCGCAGCAGCATCGTCGCCCGGTTTGCCCGCTCCGCGTCCATCGGCTCGACCGGCAACGCTCCCGGCTGCGCCTCCTCCGCCAGCGACACCAGGAAATCCTTGTCCTCCTGGATGTACAAATCCACCAGGGCCGGCCGGCTGTCCGAGCAGCCGTCAAATGGCACCGGCTCATAGCCCAGGTTCTTCTTCCACTTCCGCCCGTCCTCGGCCTGCCCCGGCCAGAGGCAGAAACGCGCGTCCCGGTTGATCCGCGCCGGGCTTTGTGTTTTGGAGGCTTCGTACAACTGCAACAATCGCTCGATTTTCATAAACTTTGTACTGGCATAGACACTAAACCACTACCCGCCATCACCGTCAACTACGAAATGTTCCACGTGGAACACGCCGTCGCGGCTTGAGCCGGCGTGGCCCGCCGCCCCGCCGCCACGGCTGCCGATAGGCCGCGCCGATCAACAGCGCCCCCGCCAGCCACCCAACTCCTGCCAGGATGTACACCCACCATTCCACGCCCGCACTCTACGCATCCGGGCGTCCATCAGCAATCCATTGTTTGGCTTGTGTTCTCAGTAATTCAGCTTCGGTCTGGACAAGCCTCTCATGCAACGTGTCGCAACATTTGCGACACTCTGCAAGCTCCTCAGCTAACTGCTCGATTTGGTTGGCAGCCTGGTGCATGAGAATTGACCGTTTGCTGCGCAATCTGGTGATTAGGTTCTTCATGTTTAATGAGTAACTCTCCTACTGACACTAGCGCGATCCGCATTCTACCCTCGACTAGCGAGCGAAGGCTCATTTTCAAGTATCGCCGGTGCCGGTGCAAGACCAGCCCATCTAACCGCCCCTCGTCAAACAGTCGCGCGAGTGTTTTGCTGCTCAATCCGGTAATGCGGGCTGCTTCCTTCGGCCGGATCAATGCCGGCAGTTGTTCCCATTCTTCCTTCAGCATAGTGGTTTCTCTCCTCCGGTAACCTCCAGGCTGGTTTCGTCCAGGTATTCTGGGGCGCTCCGGCAGATCATGCGCAGCGGGTCCACCACGTCCTTGAGCGCCCCCTTCATTCCGTCGCGCCCCGTGTACTCCTCCAGCGCGAAAATGGTCTGCTCACACTCCTCGCTGATGTACAGACTGGGGCAGTTCAGTGGCGTGATCGGCTGATCCTTCCGCATGGTTCCCTCCAGGTAGGCGTTGATGGCTCGCAAACCATTTTCCACCGTGCTCGCGTCGCCGGGGTGAAAGACCAGGCTGGGTCCGGTCACGTTGCCATGTTCGTCCATCTGTTCTTCGGCCATGTATTGGATCAACGTTTTGCCGGCCTGGTCACTGGGCACCTCGGTCTCGCCCATGCGCGGGTCCATTTTCCTTTCAAAAATGTCCTCCGTCTGCGGGCCGCGCTGCCACTCCTTCCCGTTCCATTCCCAGCCCTCCGCGCGCAGCATCACCTCTTTCAGAGGCACGATCCCGCTGATGACATTCATCATCTGCGCCGGCCCAGGCTCCCCATCCGGTTTTGCGCCCGGCACGGCCCAGTCGCCGAAGGTTTGCCGATCCGGCCACTCCCGATAGAGGTACAGCCGGCCCGCCGGGTCCACAATAAACCAACTCATAAACCAATTCCGCGCCCCCGCCGGGTCCGTCGCCATGTAGCGCGTGCCTATTTTGGGAATTTTCTCCTTCGGCACCACGTGAATCTTCCGGTCAAAACTCGGGAATGCCTTCCCTTCCAGCCGCTCCGCCCAGCCATAGGCCCGCACCTTGATTTCGGTGTCGCTTTTGCCCTCCAGTTTTTCAATCAGCTTTTCGTACCCGCCAAACGGGTTGAACTCGCTGAAGAAACAGATGATCGCCAGGCTGCGCTGGTGTCCTTGGAGAATGTACGGCATGTGGCCTGGGGGGCAGCCCCGCACGTGCACCTTGTGCGGATTGAGGAGCGGCGCCGGCCGCGTCTCAATAATCGTCGCTCCCGCCAGGCAATCCCGAACGGTGGCGCTGTATCCGGCCTTTGGCGTGAACGTCAAAATCAACTTGCCGCCCCGCGTCACAATGCGGTAGCGGAGCGTCTTCACCCAGTCCGCTGGCACCAGTTCGTCCGCCCAAATCACGTCCAGTTCGCCGCCCTCGATCACGCTGATGTCCATCTTGTAGTTGAGAAACCGGCAGCGGGAATGATTCGGCAGCACGAAAGTCTGTTCGCTGAAACCGTTCTTCTCCGTGTAACTGATGTTGGTCGTGATGCCGCGCTTTCCCATCTGACGGATCTCCGGCGGCAGGTACTTCCACACGATAGGCTGCTGCATCTCGATGGACGCCTTGTCCGTCGTTTGCAAGCACCAGGCCCGCCGGTCGGCTTCCATGTCCAACGTGCCGTCCTCCAGGGTCGGAAGCAGTTTTTCGACCACATACCTGGCTGCCCACTCGCTCTTGCCGGCCCGGTTGCCCCCAAGCACCAGCAGTTCATCGTGTGTTTGCAAGAGGCGTTCCGCGTCTTCCCACACCGGCAGGCGAAACCCATAGCGAAGCGGATCGGCCTTGGCCCTGGCAATCACTTGTTCGCGCTCCTCAATCAGCCGAGCCAGGTGCTCCACTCCTTTGGCTTGAACAATCGCTCGCCGCTGTTCCAGCGTGAAAGCCGGCAACAGCGGGTGCGGCGTCTGTTTCACGAACTCGCTCATGAGCCCCGCTTTTCGAGTTTCAACCAATGCACCACAAACCGGTCGCTGCTCCGTACGTCCTCGACGAGCACCATCCCTAATGTCGGCAGCTCCTCAATCCACCGGAGCGTTATCACCTCCCGCCGAGTCGTTCCTGTTTGCGCGTGGATTGTAGCGCTGTAAACCCTGCCTGGTTTTATATCTTTCGGGTTCACAACCTAGTTCCGGCATCGCGCGTTTCCACGACGCCAGTTGAAAGTTATTATGATCATTTGCGCCACTTCCTTGCGCAGCCGCGCTGCGCCAGTGAGCCTGGACTCGCTCAACTCATGCGGCCAGTTGCCGTCCCGCGCCAACATCTCACAGTCTGAAGCCAGCACAAAACAGTCAGCGGCCACCATCAGCACGTCATCCGCGGTGAACTCCCCCCAAAAGAAAATCCGGTCCCAGGCTTCCCAGGTTTTGTCCCATGATGCCGGAATAATCGAGCATCCGTCTTTGGATTCGGCGCTGGAGGCCGGTTTTCCGGCGCACGCCCCGACTGCAGTCGCGAGCCGAATTCCGCACTGGAATAGTTCGTCCCTGTACTCCGCCAGGTATGTATTTTCGATTTTTCGCATAGCTCATTCAAGTTCACAATCTCGTCCCGGCGTCGCGCGTTTCCACGAAGCCGCTCGCACATTTATGGCCTCCGCCCCCAAAGGCTTTCGCCACGACACTGCAATCGAACTCAGGACGCGATCGCAGTGACCAGACCCGCTTCCCGTCCATGTCGAAGTAAACGGCCGCCATCTGGCTGATGGGCCAGCTTTCCAATAGCGCCGCCGCCACCTCGCTTTGAAACACCGGCGCGTTTGCGCACGGACAGCATGGCCAGCATGGGCCGCCGTCGGCCGGCGGCACAAAAGTTACCGTCCGGTTGGTTGTGTCGAAGCGCACAAATTGCACGCGCTTCCTTATTTGCTCCACCAACTGCCGCTGGGCGCGCAAAATCGCTTCGCCTTCTTTGGCCAGTGTTCTCATCGCGTCTGACTGCTCTTGCGCATCGTCCGACCAAACGACGCCGCTGATGGTCAGCCATTCTTTGAACCTCTGAGGGTAGCTTCTGATCGCAGCGTTTACCTCCCGGCTTTTCTCGAGACGCCATTGCCAAAGGTCTCGGTCTTGCAGATACTCAAAGAACCTGGGCACCGGCTTAGTTGGCCCGTGAAAGTATTCCCAAGCCAGCACGCACCCGCTCTTGCATCTTGAGAATGTCACGGTCAGATTATCTACCCTGAAACTTCGCTTCGATTCGCTCGTTTCATCAACCACCGCCCTAGAATCCGTCAGCGACTCGAACCGCTCCGAGGTAAGTTCTTGTTCCGCTGTCTGGTGGTGGTCCAACACGGTCACCTTGCCTGGGTACACCGCCCTGGCAAGCGCCAGCAGCTCATCGGCTTTATAACTGAAGTCCAGGATGAAGATTTCATCCCCAGCGATGGCAAATGGCATCGGCTCGTTGTACTGCACCGGGGCGTACAGCACCTCCCGGTCGCGAAACTGCATCCACGCGGCAAATGCCGCACCAAAACCATCACTGCAGTTCGCGTGATACCACACCTGCTTCAAAGGCCAACCCCTTGCGGCGTTTTCCTGTTCGGGGAAGGTTGTGGGCACAATGCCAGCGCTTCCCAAGATGCGTGGCTTTCGCATTCGTGCGTGGGGCACTGCGGCCACCTGCCTGGCGGCGGATTCTAGTTGTTTTCGATCTTCTTGTTGTGTCGTCATGTGTTTAGTCGTCATGTGTTTGGTTTTTGATTAGTGTTTGCCTTCTACCAGGCAAGTGAATTGCCCGGCAAATTGTCCACAGTAGGGGCATTGCAATTTGGCGCGCGCGCCCAGCGGCACCGCCGCTTCCCACACTGCCCCGCACGCACCGCATTCTGCCTCCCCATAGTCCATCTGCAACTGGGTCGCCGTGCGGATCAGCGTCCACTTGTCCTCGAACACCTTCACTATGCGGTGAGCCAGTCGTGGTTCATGGTCCACCTCGGCGCGCGCGCGCAATCTCTCCCCCAGCCAGCGCAGTCGGATTGCCAGTGTGTCGCACAGTCGTCCTGTCCATTGCCATAGCTTCTTTCTCATAATATCTTCTGGTTTGCCGCGCCGGCGGTGTCATCACTGTGGAGTGCGGAGAGCCTTTGCCGGAACTTATTGCTGTCCGGACCAGGAATCTCCGTGAGGTCGAGTCTTGCCTCTAACTTTGCGATGTCCTCTTCCGTGCGCTGGAATTGCAAGCCTGCATCCCGAAGAGCAGCGTGGAGTGCAGCCTCGACTTCCGCGTGCTGGATGCTGGCGCGGCGCGGTCGGTGAATAAGGAGCACCTCTTTGCTGGCTGGGATCTTCCCCCTCTTGGTCGCATACCATTTGCGCCCGGGCACCTGCCGCCAGATGCGGCCGTCAACGATGCACTCTGCCTTGGAGTCCACGGCCATCTCGGCGAATCCGGCTGCCTCCATTGCCTGCAAGAAGGCATCGAATTGCCACTCAGGCTTCGAGAAGGCGACGAGCTGAAAGACAAGGGCGTCATCGCTGAGCAGTCTGCGAACGGAGCCAAAGACACGCTGGAGACGTTCGAAATAGGTGGCCAGACCGGGCTCTTTGCGGTCGCCCAGCATGTAGAACGAAGCCCCTGCGCCGTCGTTCTGGTTCGCCAACCAAAACGGAGCCGGTGTTTCTTTCCGCCCATTGATTTGCCACCGGTGATACACTACGTGCACCCCGGGGTAAGGGGGTGACGTCACCACCAGCTTGGCAGGCAGCCAGGAACTGGGGATGCGGCCCTCCTCCTCGCTGCCGTGAGCATCTCGATTGATGATCCGGCGGAGGGAACCAAGCCGACAGCGCGGTAGATCGTTTGTGCGGGCGGTGGTGCTGAGGAATTCAAAATAGACCTGGATGGCCTCGCGCAGCCGCTTGAAAAACTCGTCTTTTAGAGCCTGGCGAGAGGGCACATGGGTTTTGCAGTCAACGGCCCATTGACCGATGGAAAGGAGAATGAGGCGGGCGAACGCTTGCTGACGAGGTTTCGGCAGCAGCGCCACCTTATCAACCGCCCATGCGAAGAAGGTTCTGACTTCGTCCGGGAGATTGCGCTCGTAGTGCTCTTTCTCCTCCGGGGTGTCCCAGGCGACGTGATGGGGGAGCGAGGGCTCCTCCTGTGCCATGCAGTTCAGCCAAGCCTCGATCGCGTAGCGGTCGTGAACCGATAGCGGAGTGGTCTTGGCCCTGGCTATGAACGTAGCCAGGGAGCTGACATCCATGCCAAGTGCCCGGCGTTTTAATCTCATAGCCTCTAAAAGAGTTGTGCCGCCGCCGCAGAACGGGTCGAGTACCAGATCGCCTTCGTTGGAAAAGGCATTGATGATCTCTCGCGCAAAGGACGGCGCGAACCGAGCTGGGTATTTGTAAAAATTGTGCGGCGGCTCATCCACCTTGTCCTGGCTGAGCACAGCCTGGACAACGGCGTCCGGGATCGCCAAGCGCCTGCCTGTCCATTGCCATAGCTTCTTTCTCATAACATCTCCTGGTTTGCCGCGCCGGCGGTGTCCTCACTGTCGGCGTGCGCGTCGAGAAACCGGAGTAGTTTCTTGTGATACACCAGCTCCACGTCCCCGGTCGGGCCGTTCCGCTGCTTCGCCACCAGCAGGTTGATCCTGCGAAAGTGCTTCTTCCAATCCCGCCGCACCTCTTCCTCATTGCCGCCCGGCATGCGCCTGAGCCACCTCATCGGCGGGCTGTCCAGATCGTTTTCAAACTTTTTCAGGTTCGCGTCGTAGAGAAACATGATGCAGTCGGCGTCCGCTTCGACCTGGCCAGAATCGCGCAAATCGCTCATCTGCGGTTTCCGGGTTGGGTCTTTTTCCCAGTCCCGGTTCATCTGCGCCAACACCAGGAAAGGGCACTGGAGTTCCTTGGCCAGCGCTTTGATCCGCTTGCTGATTCTCCCCAGCTCGTAGTTTCGGTTCTCGCTTTCCCGTCCCGGCTCCGGCTCAAGCAACTGCAAATAGTCCACCACAAACATCTGGCACCCCAATTGCCGCTTCATGCGGCGGGCCTTGATCGCGAGTTGCTGCACGTTCAAAGCCGACGTGTCGTCCACATAAACCGGGAGCGCGCCCAGCGCCGCCCGGTGTTGCACCAATTTCTCGATGTCCGCGTTCACCAAAAAGCCGTTGCGGTACTTCTGCAAGTTGGCCCCGCTCCGGCCAAACCACTCCCTCTCGGCTAACGCGCGTCCGGTCATTTCGAGCGAAAACACCCCCACCGCCTGGCCCTCGCTCATCCGTCCGGCAATCTCCGCCGCCAATTGCATGGCCAGCGCCGTCTTTCCCACACTCGGCCGGGCTGCCAAAATGTAGTAATCCCCTGGAATAAACCCGCACAGCATGTTGTCCAAGTACCGGAATCCGGTCGCGTACCCCAGCAGTTGTTGGCTGCCCCGATGGAACGCCTCGATGCGCTCCTCGATCTCTGGCGCCCAGTCCCCCAGCCGCCGCGCGACAGAACTGGTGTGCCGCTCCCCTAGTTCCGTCGCCATCCCGATCAATTCCTCGATTACTGCCCCGGCCCGCGCGGCAGGTTGTTTCAGACTGAGATGCGCCCGGCTGATGGCCGCAGCCGTCTGGCGCAACAGCCATTTCTCGCGCACTTCCGAGACGTAAAACTGCAAGTTGGACGCGGTTCCCGCCGTGTCCACCAGTTGGGCCAGAGCCACCGCGCCGCCTACTTTTTCCAACGCCCCTTGATCCTTCAACCACTGGTGGACCAGGATTGTGTCCACCGCCTTGCCGTCGGCGTACAACCGCGTGATTGCCTCCCACACCAACGCATTCCTTAAATCGTAAAACGCCTTCGCATCAGGCAATGCCTCCAAAGCGTCAGGAATGCACTGGGGATCAAGGAGACAGCACCCCAACACCGCCTTTTCTGCTTCCGGGGCCTGCGGCGGAAGTTCATCTTCTACCGCAGGGCCCGGCTTGCTGTTCGCGTCCCGGCTCATGCACGCCTCTTCTCGCCGTTCACCTGCCGCGCTTGAACCAGGCGCAAGGGCAGCTCCACAGTCGGCTCCTCACCGTCCAAGCCCGCCACAAACGCCGCCAAAACTAACCGCGCCAGTTGCTCTGGCGGCAGACCAAGCTCCGCCGCCACTTGGCAAAGCTCTTTGGATAGCCCGGCTGCATTTTCACCCTCCGGCTGACGATTTTTCCGATTAGTATTACGTTTTATCGTGACTTTCATATCTTTCAACAGTTGCATCGCGCTAATGCTGAGCTGTGGATCAACCACAATTTGCGAGCTTCACACACCGCAAGCTTCCCGCGTTAGCGCCGCCAACTTCTCGCGCAGGTTTAGCAAGTCCTGTTCCATCTCCGGGGTCACGTTTTCCTCCCCGACGTAGGCGGTGCACTCCGGGTTAGCTTCGTGCTCCGCGATTGCGGCCTCGATAGCTTCCGCCTCCTTGCGCGCCTGCCAAGGCTCGCGTTTCCCCGGCGCCACCACTGGCGTTTTCCTTCCCCGCGCCAAATTCGTCCGATGCCAGGCGCACAGGCTCTTCCGCCAGTCTCGCGGGAACGCCCCCTCACGGTCCACCATGTGCTGCCACCAGGCCGCCACCGTCGCTTCAGGGATGCCCGGCCCAATTCCAGCCGACGGAAGACCCGGCCACTGCCGTGCAAACTCATAAATCTCCGCCTCGTCCGGGACCGTCAGCATCCCATTTCCAGTAGATGATTCTGGGGCGCTGTTACCTTTCCCTTCCTCTTCCTTTCCTTTCCCTTCCATTCCATTCCGTTCAAGCTTATGCTGAAGCATATGGTTCGCGGGTGGTTCGCTTGGTGCTTCGCGGCGTTGTTCCCAAGATGCTCTACCACCCCGTTGTCCGTATTCCCGCTTGCGCCTCACAATGCCTTCCTTATCAATGGGATAATTCCACACCGCCAAATCGTTTTCGCGCCATTCCCACAGCGCACAAGGACGCATAACCTCATCACGGGTAACGCCGCAGACCTGTTCCCACATACGGGATTTCCATTCCCTGCATCCTGTGATGACACCGCCATTCTCACGCTCGGCGCAGAAGGCCGATAGGTTCAACCAGGTAGCTCTGTCAACCGGGTCGCTGCCGATGTAGTTTGGGTGACGCAAGTCGGCTATTCGGATGTTCAGATATTGCATACTGGTTTAATGTTGCAGTGTTGCCATTTGCTCCTCTTTCCTGATCCATGCCCCCCGTTGCAGCCGAAAGCGCCACTTCACACCGCGCGGGCTTACCACCATCAGGCAAGGCCGTCCGGCCTTCACCGTCTTCTCCCACCTCCAACCGCGCTGCGTGATGAGCCAGGCCAGTCGCGCCAGACGAATGCGCCGCCAACCTTCGGCATCAAAACGGTTCATAACGTCCCGATGAGCGCCAGGGTTATCGCAACTCCAATCAGGAAACCTAATGATGTCGCCAACATCATGCACACCGCCAGTCGGCGGGTCGGGTTTTTTTGGTGGACCCAGCTTTGATCTGCGTCGTCGTGGAATTTGATTTCTCTCATAGGTCGTTTTGAGGTTTTGTTTACTACCATTTCCCCGGCCAGCGGGGGCACGGCCCTTGCAGC